CTCCTAACTTCACCGGGGAGCCGGTCTCCAAGAAGCTCCAGTCCCTCCTCATCCACCCCACCTGGGTGGCCGAGAAGAAGGAGGAGTGGGGGGAAGACAGTGCCCTCTTCAAGAGCAAGTGTGAGGGTGAGTTCCCGGACCAGAACACGGACGGCTTCATCAAACTGTCTTGGTTGAAGGAGTGTCGGGGGCTGGAGCTACCGGAAGGCGCCCCAGTGGAGGCCGGTATCGATGTGGGCGCGGGCGGAGACCGCACCGTCATCCGGGAGCGCCGGGGCATGCGCGTAGGCCGGGAGCGCGTCTTCGTCGACTCCGATCCCATGTCCACCATTGGCAAGATCGTGGAGACGATCAATGAGTGGGGCATCCAGCGGGTCAAGGTCGACGTGATCGGTATTGGCTGGTCACTGACTGGCAGGCTGCGGGAACTCTCCCGTAAGCACAACCTCTCCGGCACCCATGATGCCGAGGTGGTGGGGATCAACTTCGCTGAGGCCTCGGTCGACCCGGACCGCTTCATCAATCTAAGGGCTGAGACCTATTGGACGATCGGCCGAGAGTACTCACGGCTTGGCCGCTGGGATCTGAGCAATGTCGATGATGAGGTCTTCCAGGAGCTCACTGCCCCCAGCTACAAGATCATGGACTCCAAGGGCAAGATCAAGATTCAGGCCAAGGATGAGATCAAGCAACTCCTGGGCAGGAGCCCCGACCGAGCAGACGCGCTCCTCCTAGCCTTTGCGGGGGGAGACTGGGTGGCATCGTTGCCCGCGCGCAGCACCATGGGGCAGTCACTTTTGTAGACTGTATACAAGCGCCCGGGATCGGGGGGAAGACTCACAGCTAACGTGAGCCCCATTCCTGGGTGTCTTGTTATCCTGGAGGCCAAGCGCTCGGGTCCCCGCATGGGGCCACCGGGCGCTTTCCACTGTCAACAACCCTTAACCTGGGCGCATGTACCTATTGGCAGTCGTCATCATTCTGGGGCTGGCCACCCATCGCGTTACCCGCCTGGTCACCCGGGATGCCATGCCACTGGTGGCCGTTCCCCGGGAGAAGTTCGTCAGCCGCTGGGCAGCCTATGACGAGCCGGAGGAGATGAAGGGGGTGGGAATTCACCCCAAGGGCACCAACGTGGTCATGCGCTCGCTGGCCTACCTGTGGGAGTGCGACTGGTGCGCATCGGTGTGGGTGGGCGGTATCCTCACGCTGATCACTGCAAACGTCGTCAGCCTCCCCCTCCCGTGGCTGGTATGGCCAGCGATATCCAGCGTGACTGGACTCATCGCGTCGCGCGAAGCGGACTAACAGGGGGATGGCATGGCAGACCGTAGGCTTCGGATAGCACCTCCCCGACCGGTCCCCGGGGGGACGCTGACGGCTGACGGCAGGCGCGCCAGCCTCACGGCAGCCGCTCCCTACGCAGAGACCACGCCCTCTCGGACTGCCCAAACCCAGTACATGAACATGGGCTGGCAGAACACGGCGTGGCTGTACTACGCGTCCATTGGGCCGCTCAACTACGGGATCAACTGGCTGGCCAATGTCATGTCCCGCGTGGCGCTGACCATCGGGGAAGTCCAGCCCGGCAACGAGGAGCCGGAGATCCTGGAGGATGGGCCAGCGGTCGACATCCTCCACCAGCTGAAGTGGGATGAGTCGGCCATCCTAAAGAGGCTCACCATCCAGCTCTCCGTCCCGGGGCGCGGCTACCTGGTGGGCCGCGACATCGCGCCCGGGGTCCGGGAGTGGAAGGTCTACAGCCCCAACCAGATCCGCCCCGCCCAGGCCGGGCGCGGCTGGGAGTGGGAGTTGTGGGAGTACGGCAAGGAGTGGACGCCGCTGGTTAACGCCCTGGTGGCCCCCATCCGGGATGCCGACGACCGGTACGACTGGCTGGACACCTCCACCGTTCGGGGGGCACTCGGCATTCTCCGAGAGATTGACCTCTATGACCGAGACATCGTGTCCACCCTGGTCAGCCGACTGGCCAACAACGGTCTCCTCCTGGTGCCCAGTGAGGTGGCCTTCCCGACGCGGGAGCAGTTCAACGACAACTCTGACCCCTTCATGGCGGAGCTGATCGAGGCCGCGCGCGCCAGCATCAAGGACCCTGGCAGTGCATCCGCCGCCATCCCGATTCCGCTGAAGGTCCCGGCACAGTTCATTGAGAAGTTCCGCCACCTGCCACTGGGTGGAGGAAATGACCTTCAGAAGATCGTGGCCGACCGGGAGAAGGCCTACGGCATCATGGCCGACTCCATCAACCTCCCCAAGGAGATCATCCTGGGGATGGGTGACGTCAACCACTCCTCCGGGCTGGCTGACGACCTGGAGGACTCCGCCATCAAGGCGCACATCTGCCCGGTGGCGGAGATTCTGTGCCAAGGCCTGACGCGCGGCTTCCTGTATCCACAGCTCACTGCCGCCGGCCAGCCACTCACGGGACCGAGCGGTGGCCGTCTGGTGGTCTGGTACGACACCTCTGCCCTGTCGGCACCGCCCGACCTGAGTGACGACGCCTTCCAGCTGTACGACCGGGGGGAAATCTCTGGGGATGCCCTACGGCGCGCCACCTCCTTCACGGAGGACGACAAGCCCAACACCAAGGAGCTGAGAGAACAGCTTCTCCTGAAGCTGGCAGCCCAACCGGTCAACGCCCTGAAGGCAATCGAGGAACTTACAGGGGAACCTGTAGGTTCTGCGGATGAACCTGCACCCGGGGTACAGAATCCGCCGCCGCCCGGCAATGGTGCCATCCCGGATGAGGAGCCAGCGGAGGAGGCGACACCACGGCGCGCCCTGGAGGCGGTGAGATGATCCGCATCTCCGGCCCCAGCTTCGATGACCTCGATGACCAGATCGAGGCGGCTGAGCGCCTGGTGGACGCCATCACCGCGCGCATCATGGATCACGTGGCCGTCGAGCTGGGGCGGGTGACGGTGGCCGCTGGTGAGCCCCCACCGGAGCCCCCAGGTGAACCGCTGGTCAGCCTGGACTCCCTGGCGGTAATCGCCACCCTGTGGGCGACAGAAGTGGCCGGGGAACTGGCCCCCTTCATCAAGGGCATCTGGGAGTACGCCGCCGCCAAGACGCGCTCCCTGCTCACCGGTGCCGTGCCGCCGGAGCGCGCAGACCAGATCCCGGACGTGGATGCCCCCAACACCCAGAGCTTGGCGGAGGCATACCTGGCGGATGCCCCCCACCGGGTGTCCGGCTTCTCGGACGAGATGTGGACAGTTGCCAGAGCGCAACTGTTGGAGGGCTTCATGAAGGGGGAATCCATCGACGCCCTCCGTGACCGCCTGCGCATCACCGTGCCGGAGTTGACGGCCGCCCGGGCGCGCACCATTGCGCGTACTGAGGTCATCTCCGCATCCAATGCCGGAAGCCTGAGCATGGTGGAACTGGGGGAGTTCACCGGGACTAAGAGTTGGCTGGCTACCGAAGACGCGCGCACGCGCCCCACTCACCATTTGGCCGATGGGCAGACCGTCCCTTTGGCGGAGGCCTTCACGGTAGGCGGCTTCCCTCTTTTCTTCCCCGGGGACCCTGCCGGCCCGCTGCAAGAGATCGTTAACTGTGTGGTGGGCTCAACTCACGTCGCATGGCCGGGGCAGGAGGTAAATGCTTCTACGCGACGTAGCTACTCTGGCCCGCTGTTCAAGCTCTTCACGGCCGATGGTCACATCCTCGCCGTCACCCCGAACCATCCGATACTGACCGGGGATGGATACCGTCTCGCGCAAGCTTTGCGCCCAGGTGACCAGGTCCTCACAACCGGGGACGCCGGGTTGCCAGAGGTAGCCAACGTGCCACCCATGGCGGAGGAGTTCCATCGTGCGTTGAGCCAGTCTGGGGTTACGTCCCGGGTGGAAGCGGGCGGTGTGAACTTCCACGGCGACGTTCCCGATTCGGAAGTCGATGTTGTACGTCCCCACGGCAACTTGCGCTTGGAGCTCGCACCCCAGCCGGGTGGCCACCTCGGCAAACAGGTTCTCGCCGGGGAAGACAACACTGAGGTTGGATTCCTTAGTCTCGGCAATGCTGATGTGCTGCGGGAGGATGATTCGGCTTTCACCTGGAGCCTCCTTCCTGCGTCTGGCGACATTGGCAGAAGCAGTAAGTCCCCGGCGGTCAGTTGGGGTGAGGCGTTCCATGCGGAGGCGGTTGGCTTCACTGCCGCTTCGCACCTCCAACCCCAGGGCTTTGAGTCTGCGAACGATGAGGGGTCGACTGACCCCGAGTTCATTCGCCATACGAAGCACGCTCTGGCCCTCGGTATGACGTTTTCTGAGATCATCGATATCCAGATCGATCCAAGCGCCCATGTTGACGTGTACAACCTTTCCACTTCAGAGGGTTGGTACATCGCCAATGGTATCGCATGCCATAACTGCCGGTGCACCACCACCTACGACCTAAATGACGCCCCCCTTACCGCGGCTGGAGGAGCCATGGCAGGCGAGTGGATTGGAGTCCTCACCC